AAAAATAATATTAAATCAGGTAAGATTAAAATTACATTTGATGAGGATTTATTTGTTGAATTAAATAAAGAAGGAATTGAATTGGATGAGGAATATTTGAAAACACTTCGTGATATGTTGTTTAGTAAAGACACAGCCAACATTAAATTAGGATTTGAAATGATGTCTAATTTAGTTATGAGTCAACCAACAATATTATCAATATCATTTCTATTAAATGAACTAATACATACAACTAATTTTAGACCTAGTTATTATACTAATTCAAATACCAACTTAAAAAGTCTATTTAAACTACTAAGAACTAAAGGTATATATTGGGAACGTGATTGGAAAACATTTGGTACTGGGTTGAGAAATAACTTTAAAGTGGGTAAAGAAGGTGTTATTGTTAAGAAGTTCTTATTGGATAATATTAACCGTGAGTTTAAAATAAGTAACTCAGCTGCTGAGTCGTTAGTTGATATTGTTTTTACGACCGAGGCTCAGTAATTAAATTAATTAAAAATAAATTATATGATAGATAATATACATGCTGATATTGCTAAACATTCAAAAACATTAATGTTCAAGGAACCATTTTATGGTCTGTTTTTGATTAGTTTAAATAAAGAATTAAGTGATGCTGTCTCAACTGCTTGTGTTGCTAAAGATGGTATTAATACTAAGTTAGTTATTAGTCCTAAGTTTTGGGAAACTATAAGTGATAATTGTAAAGTAGCAGTTTTGAAACATGAACTATTACATATTGCATTTAAACATTTACAAATGTATGATTCATATTCAGAAAAGGAGTTATTGAATATAGCTGCTGATTTGGAAATTAATCAGTACATTGAAGATTCTTATAAAGATGAAACTTGGGATGGTTTAGAAATTACTAAAGCACCTTGGGCTGCTCTTAATTTACCTGTTAAAGCAGGTACTAGAAAATATTATGAGTTGATACAACAGGAAAAGCAAAACAATCCTGATGGTGATGTTGCTAAGTTTGTTCAAGCAATGAAAGATGCTAATGGGGATGGTGAGTCAAGAACTATTACATTAGGTGATGGTACTCAAGTTGAAGTAAAAGCATCTCATGAGTTTTGGAAACAATATGAGAACATGGATGAGGCAGAAAAGAAATTGATGGAAAAACAAATTGAACATCAATTAAAAGATACAGCTGAACAAGTACAAAAACAAAGAGGTACTATACCTGGTGAATTAAAAGAATTAATTGATAGTTTATATGTTAGTGAAGAACCAGTTATTGATTGGAGAGCATATCTAAGACGTTTTAATGGTATGGCTAGTAAGGTGTTTACTAAGAAAACAAGACGTAAACCAAATAAACGTTTCTATGGTAATCCAGCCCTTAAAATTAAACAACGTAAAAATACACTTGTAGCTGTTGACACATCAGGATCAGTTAGTAAAGATGATTTAAAAGAGTTTTTAAGTGAAATTCATCATATATGGAAAACAGGTACTGAAGTGACTGTTATTGAATGTGATGCTACAATTGGACGTGTTTATGAATATGTAGGTAAAGCTGAGGAGGCTAAAGAAGTAACAGGCCGTGGAGGTACTAGTTATGAACCAGTAATGAAATATCTTCAACAACATAAAGATAAATTCCAGAACTTAATTTACTTAACTGATGGTGAATGTAGTATTGAACAAACACAACCATGTAAACCTGTTTTATGGGTTCACTGTTCAGGAAGAAGAATCAATGATGAATTACCAGGTGCTAAAGTACAGATTGTATGACCTTAATTATTAAGTTAAATTATGATATAAAATAAATAACAATGGCTAAAACATCAACAACAAAAAAACAAAATGCTAAAGTAGCAGTTAACGTTAAGGAGCTAAAAGATTTCCTTAAACACATTATTGATAACAATCGTTATCTACAAGAAAACAATAAACAACCAGTTAGTATTGAGGTAGTGGGTGATTCAGGTATTGGTAAAACATCATCTATTCTTCAATTAGCTAATGAGTTGGGTTTGAACTTTGTTAAATTGAACCTTGCACAGATTGAAGAAATAGGTGACTTGGTTGGTTTTCCAATTCGTCAGTTTGAAATGACTGATAATAAAGAAAGAGTATGGGTAGATGAAAATGCTGTTGAGGACTATCGTAAGGAAGGTTATTCCACAACAGGATTGAACCGTATGAGTTATTGCCCGCCAGAATGGATTAGTGGTAAAGAAAATGGTGGTATTCTATTATTAGATGACTGGAATAGAGCTGATATGAGATTCATTCAAGCTGTAATGGAGTTAATTGATCGTCAACAATATATTAGCTGGAAATTACCTCAGGATTGGCATATTGTATTAACAAGTAATCCTGATAATGGAGATTATTTAGTTAATAGTATTGATAATGCTCAGAAAACAAGATTTATCACAGTTGACTTAAAATTTGATCTTAAATGTTGGGGTAAGTGGGCTGAAGAGAATCGTTTGGATGGTAGATGTATTAACTTTTTATTAATGCATCCAGAATTAGTAACTAAAGAAACTAATAGTAGAAGTGTTAGTATGTTTTTTAATAGTATTAGTTCACTTAAATCATTTGAAAATTCATTACCACTAATTCAAATGATTGGTGAGGGTTCAGTTGGTAGTGAGTTTAGTACTTTATTCACTATGTTCATTAATAATAAATTGGATAAGATGATTTCACCAGAAAATATTTTATCACAAGATGAACAGTATGTTATGAATACACTTAAGAGTTTAGTTGGTAAAGATAAAGCATATCGTGCAGATATAGCGGCTACATTAGGTACAAGGGTTGCTAACTATTTAGAATATTTTTCAAAGGAAAATATAATTGAAAAACCAATTATTGAACGTATTGGTAAGATTGTAACTGAAAAAATATTTGCAACTGATGTTTGTTATAACATGATTAAGTCAATTTATAACAGCAATCCAGGTAAATTTAAATTAATGATGTTAAATAAAGAATTGGTTAAATATATAACTAAATAATTATGAAATTACAATTAACAGAACAAGCAAAATTAGAATTAGATCGTCTTAATAATCTATATGGAGATGAAAATTCTCCCGAATATGATTATTGGGATAAAATGTCTGAACTAGAAACACTAATAACAGATGCAGGAATATATGAAGAGGGAGGATATGAAGAAAATTCATTTAATGATTTGAATGAATGGTGTAAAATTGTAGGCCCTATGGAGTATGAGCAAACATATCTTGATACACATCCTAATGCTGTGAGAAATAAAATAGATAAAATGTTAAGAAATGGAATTATTGAAATTACCAAATAATGTTGGTGTTAGTTAGCCTGAGGGGTGAGCGTGAGCTCATCCCTCTTATATATTTATATATGAACATTAAAAAAATTTGGCTCCCCAAAGAATTTTCCATATTTTTTAGAACACTAATAAGTGATTTATGAGTGATAAGAAAGAAGTAGGAATTAGATTATTAACATTAAATGATTGTGATTATTGTACATGGTTGAAAAGTGAATTAGACAGTTGCGGAATAACCTATACTAATATTGATGCTGAACAATTTTCTGATTTTGCAGATCAAATAGAACAAAAATTTAAAACAGAATCATATCCAATTGTATTTATTGATCTAGGAAATAAAATAATAACCATTACTCCAGAAACAGAGTTGGAGACAACAGATACTTTACTTACATTTGATACAATACCACAATTAGTTAATATTATAAAAGAATATATATGAGATATAAACAACCAGTAGAAAATAAACTAGATCAACTTGAAAATATGTTAATTGGTTTTGAATCTAGATTATCAGATCCAAAAATGAATCTTTTATTAGCTAAAGAAATGATTAGTAAATTAAAAGATAAAGTTGAAGAAATTAAAACATTAATTAGTTCAGAACAATAATAAGTTATGCTAACTCCAGAACAAATACAATCTAATTGGCATCATTTTCTTAATACTATTAAGCAATATATCTCAGGAGAACGAGGTGTTAAAATGCTTGATTTTTATAAGAAACATGAAGAACGCTTTGTAATGATGCCTGCTTCACATCGCCCACAATACCACAACTGTTTTCCAGGTGGTTATATTGACCATGTAAACCGAGTTGTGTCAGCTGCTCTTAAAATTGATGCTGTGTGGAGAGAAATGGGTATGATAGCTACTTACACAACTGAAGAATTAGTATTCTCAGCAATCAATCATGACTTAGGAAAATTTGGGGATGAAGAGCAACCAGCGTATATAGAACAAACAGATCAATGGAGACGAGATAAGTTGAATGAAACTTATATGTTTAATGACCGTTTAGAATATATGTCAGTACCTGATCGTGGTTTACATTTACTTATTAGTAATGGTATTTTACCTACTAAAAATGAGACATTGGCTATTAAGTTACATGATGGTTTATATGATGAAGCTAACAAGTCATATTTAATCACTTTTAATCCAGAGACTAAACCACGCACATCACTTATTTATGTTGTACATCAAGCAGATTTATTAGCTGCCAGAATTGAATTTGAAGTTGAGTGGTTACTTAAATT